GTATTAGTATTACTCTATTGTCTTTGTCTTTTTGTCTTACTGATAAATCTATTTTATCAAATGTGTTTTCATCTGTTAGTTCTTCAGCTTCATCTAAAACCCAAGTAGTTACACCTTGAATAGATTTTAAGTTTGCGGTTTGGTCACCTGATGAAGTTTTAATTCCACGAAATAGAATTTTACTACCGGTTTGCTTATTTATAATTTCATCTTTGGTAATGTAAAAGTCAGCAGTAATATTTAATGCTTCTAACTTTTCTATAAATTCAGGAATAATTGAAATAGTAGCAGAACGTAAAGTGTAACGTGTGAATAGAATTATATGTCCTACTTCATAAGTAAGAAGTGATAGCAGTAAATTTATAGAATAAGATTTACCACTACCACGCCCACCTGTAACTATAAAATAACGTGAATCTACTTCACCTATTACTTTATATTTTTTGTTTATTTCTACCAAACTATTTGAAGTTAATTAAATCCCTGAAGTTTAAATTAAATCCTTCTGATGAATTTATATCTATACTTTGTTCAGGTTTACCTAAATAGTATTCTAAGAATAGTTTAGCTGCTTGTATATCGTTACTAACTATAGCTTTATTCTTAACCATATTAATAACCTTTACTACATCTTCTACTGTACTTGCTTGTTCTAATGCTTGACGGTATTCGTTCTTTCTTTTATCGAATCCTGATTTAGCTTTTGTAGAATGTCCACCATTCATTCTTCTTTTATCTTCCATAATTAAAATCAATTAACTTTTAATTTGCAATAAAAATAATCTATTCTTCTTTTTGTTTATCAGGCCAATAGTATTCACATTCTTGTTCACCATTTTCATTTAGTTTTAATGGTGGTGTACTGAAGTATGATTGTCTATACTTACTTGGTTCAGATGTATACCGGTAGCACGTGCATTTTAATTCGCATTGTCTACCTTCGCATTTAGTTATATCAGGCATATGTACATAATTATTAAAGTTATTAATAAAACTGCATAAACTTTAAAAGCAGTAACTGCTAAAAATTTAATTTCTTTTCTATCTTGTTCTGTTAGTTTCATTTGTAAAGTTGTTTGAGTTCTTTTCCTATTTCTATCCATTCTGGGTAACCTTGTTTAATATATCCACTTACTACAAATCTTAAATAGTCTTTAGTGTATTTCTTATGTAGTAGTTCTGCTCTTTCTTTATTTGTCATAGTTTTTCTATTTCGTTTCTTACTTCTAACCAATACGGATTATTTATAACTCGCATACCATCTCTTTCTTCTGTTTCAGATAATATTTCTGCTACTGCTATTAAAGCATATATCTTTGCTATATCTTCGTGAACTACATTATAAATTCCATTTCTGTGAAATCTAATAAATTTATTCATTAAATAAAATGCTTTTTCTTTTGGTGTCATTCTTTATCTTCATCTATTAGTTTAACTTCTATTTCTTTTATACAACTTTCACACATTATTTCATCTTGTAATCCTGTTGTTATTATTATGCTGCATTTATTACATAGTGTAGCACCTAAACCATTATTGTATTTATGTATTGGTTTGTATCCTGCTTTTAGTCGCATTAATATTTGCGCTCTTTCTTTTGCTTCTTGCTCGTATGCGTGAGCGTTACAAGGTTGTTTCATAATTTTCTTTGTAATAGTCTATTGATGTTTTACTATGTGCATCGTACATTCCTGAAATGTATGCATCTTTTATTTGTTGCTTTTCTATTTCTTTGGCTTGTTCAAATACTTCTTTAAAGAATTGCTCGTTAAATAATGGACGATTATTTAATTGCTCTACAAACCATTCTACTGCTGTTTGTTTCATATCTTTCTTTTGCTATTTATATCTACTAATTGGTTTAATCTAAACAAAAATAATTCGTGGTGTTCTGTACCTTCAAATCTATGAAAAAGTAATTTAATATTTTGTATTGTTTCGTGTTCATCTCTTAGTAATTGTTTCTTTAGTCTTTCATTCTCTATTTGTAAATCTATTAATTCGCCCTGTAAGCGGTTAATTTGTTTGCGAAGTAAATCTATATCAGTTAAATCTATTTGTTTGTCAAACATCTTTAAAATGCGTTCCTTGTACTTGTTTAGTGTTGGGTTGTATCTTACAAGCATATCCCATTGATTTAATCCGTGTATAACTGTAGCGTGATTCTTATTTACTGATTTACCTATTTGCTTTAAAGTTGTTTTAGGTGTTATTTCTTTTATCAGTGTGTAATATAAACTACGTGCTTCTACCTGCTCACGTGTACGTGTAGTATCATCTACGTTTATGTTAGTTTGTTGTAATACTAATTCTTTTATTTTTTCGTTAATTTCCATTTTAATTTTTTTGTTTTTATTGGTTCTTTTCTTGCTAAATCAAATAAGATATGAAATCTAATTACTTCTACTGCTAAATGCACACCTTGACATACTTCAAATAGTTCTAAATCTTCGTAGTGTTTTATAACTTCACGTAGTTCTTCTAAACTCATTCCCTGTTCATATTCGTACAAAGCAAGGTGATAATGTTCAGCAGTAATTTCTTTCATTAAAACATTGATATTTGATTTTGTGCTACATCTTTATACACTTCTGTTTTAAATTTTATTATTGAAGTATCATCATTTGATTCTTGTCCTATGTATTTATAACTGTAGCTTGGTCTTTCAATCATTTTTCTACCGCTTGAATCTTGTCCGGGTATTTTTAAATTAGAAGCTGTTGCTATCCAATTACTATCTTTTGCTAAAGCTAATCCTAAAGCAGGGGACATAGTTCTAATATACATTGTACTTTAATATATTTTTTCCTAAACCTAAACCTTGAAAATCAGGTAACACTACTATTCTACTGATTCTTCTTGTTTTTTCATCACCAACTCCCGGAAAAGGTAATACACCTATAAAGCAAATCGGTTTATCATTCCATAAAACTATATAATTATTTGCTGCTTTGTTTAAATCTTCAGTTAAATAATGATGTTGTTTGAATAAGTTCCAAGTTTCATATCTACATCGAAATATCTGAAGTTCAATTTTTGGTTGCCGAAGTTGTGACGCTATTTCAAGACGCCCTTTAGATGGTGAATAAATCCAATCAGGTTGCAACCATTCCATAATATCAAAATGGCAAGAAGCAAGTACAATCTTTTTGTTTGTACGTCTAATGTATTTTTGTAAAGCATTAGACATAGCTTTAGCAACATCTCTATCTACTACTGATGTATATTCATCAATTAGTATTACTTCGTTTTCTTTTGCACTTCCTACAATGTAAGCAAGATTAGCACGATATTGTTCTCCATTAGATAAAGTATTGAAAGGTCGCAACCAAGTTGGTACAGAACTTAAACCCATAGCTGATAATAAAAAAGTAGCATCTTTAGGTTCTAACCAATCAAAATTACTTATTAAAGATTTTGAATTATCAAAGTATGATTTATCCATTTCTTTTTTAAAGTAGTTTTTTAATATAGTTGTTTTACCTGTTCCACTACCACCATAAACTACACCTATGTTCCATTGTTTAGGTAAATTTTCTAAATTAGCTTCAACTATTACATTAGATTCATCTTTGTTTTGAATATCAAATGCTTCATAAATATACTCAGTATACTTATCATTATTTATTTTATGTGTTAAATTAATTTTCATTTTTTAGCAGTTAATTTATAATAATTTAATTCTTTTTCCATTGTTGGTTTAAAATCAGATATAGAAGTTAAAGCAGGATGATTTATTCTTGCCATTTCATCATAATATCTAAATAAATGCTCAATAGCTTTTAAATCTTTATTAGCTTTTAAAAATGAAATATTTATTAATTCTCTAACTGAATATGCTTGTATTTTTTTACTACCATATTTACAAACTAACTCAGATATTTTATTTAATAAAAAATTAGAAAAATTTAAATCATCAATTTTACAAATACCTTTTTTAAATTTAAAATTAATATTTTTTCCAAAAAAACAATTTATAATATTACCAATAGACATATTATTAGAATTACTTAAATAAGAATCATAAACTATTTTATAATCTTTATTTTCTAATGAAAATGCTTTTAAATAATCTAATTTATTCCAAGGTCTATTTCCGTTGTTTAAATTAATAATGCAATCTAATTGTTTTGAAGCGTTACTTGTATCTATCCAATTTACTATATAAACAGGAATAGTAATTTGATTTAATAATTTAGCTGATTCTAATCTATGATGGCCTTCTATTATATCTCCGTTTGTTGAAATAACAATAGGCATTAACCAACCATAATTATTTAATTTATTTTTAAATGCTTCTGAGTGTTTTGAAAATAAATCACGATTATTTTTTGCTACTTTCAATTCGCTTATTGGATAATAAGAATTATATTCTCCTCTTTTAATTTCTTCTGTTTTCATTTTGTCTTTGTTTTTTATTTATAAAATTCCTCTTAATACATACTGATTCAAATCTACATCGCTATCTTGACCAAAGAAGTATTTATAGTTACTAATTCCCTGTTCTAACTTTTCTTTTCCTCTTTGGTAAAATTCATCTGAACATTCAAATATACCAATATCTAAACTACCTTTGTCAATACACACAAAAACAAATTCATCTACACCAAACATTTCACGGTATAAATAAGCCTGTAAATCGTAACTGTATTTATCTGCTGAATAACGAAATTCATTTAATCCGGTAGTAGTTTTTAAATCTACTATCATATTTTCACGTAATATATCTGCTTTTGCTCTAAATGGTAATCCATCTACCATTGCTATTTCAGGTACTTCAAATCCTGCTTTACTCATATAGTGTACTGCTTCATCATTCTTTAAAATTGCATCAGCTAAACGTTCAGCATCACGCATTTCTGAAGATGTGTAAACTTCTTTACCTTCTGCCTTTGCTTCTTTGTATGCTTTTGCTGCTTTTGTTGCTGCATCTACAATTACAAACGTATCTATTTTTTCGGGTTCTAATATCAATGTATGGAATAGTTTACCATCACGTAATGGTTGCGTTTCTGCCTGACCATACTTTGTAACGTATTTATACGTTTTAGGCGATTTAAGAACCATTTTTAATGTAGAAGATGATAATGCTTGTTTACCTAAATAACCATAGTAAAATTCATCGTTGTACATATTATCTAAAATTTCTTTTTTATCCCAAATCTTGTTGTCTAAAGTTGTAATCATTTTATCTAATGTTTAATTGGTTTAAATTGTCCATTGTTTCATCGTAGTTCAATACTTGTTTAATTTCTTCAAAATAGGCATATTCAGTTTGCCATAAAGATTCTAAAGAATTTTTGATTTTGTTTAGTTTGTTATAACTCCAAATATCATTTGTAGTACTTGCTAAATCAGTTAGCAGTTGTAGTTCTTGTAAAATTTCTGTCTTAGTCATTTTTTTGTTCTTTTAGTTTGTTTAGTAATTCTTTTGCTTCTTGTTTTAATCTATATTCTATTTCAAATATAGTTTC